ACGGTTGCCTGCTTGCTCAACACTAGTGTAAAACTTCATTCAAGAGATTCAATATAACGAGCAAGCAGTTGCTTGCTTGGAGTAGTCACAATAGTAATGTCAGAAGACCTGACATTAAATTCACGCTCAGAAGAGTGTACTGCCCATGGGGTTAGTTGACCATCACAGTCTACTGTATAAGGTTCAACTAACCACACATCAGGGTCACCTGGCAAAGTGTCACCTTCGACTGGTTCTACCTGAGTGATAATCCAATCATTCCCCAGTCGCAGAAGATTCGCTTCCATCAGTCCCCTCTTCAAAGAATAGTTGTTCGTCAGTAAATCCGTTCTCTTTCAACTTTCCAACAAAGTTATCAAGAATTTGGTTGTCTGGGAATACCACACTCATGATGTGAGTACCACCAACTTTATGTTCTTCTACTGGAGAGAAAGGACACCAGCGAGTATAGTTGATCGGCATACTACCGTCTTCGTTAACTGCACCAAGTGTAAGAACAAATGGATAGATTAAACGATAACCAACAACTTCTCCCTCTTGCCTTACTTCACCAAAAAGGCAAAGAACTTTTTCTCCCGTTACGAGAGTGACAACACGAATATTATGATTCGTCTTCAGTGTCTCTTGTGGTGTCTGTGTCATTTTCTAGTTCCTTCTTTTGATCAATTTTTTGTTTCCAGGCATTTTGCAATCCTGGTTCTGGTGTGCTGATTGTCATTACACAATCATATGGAATTTTAAACTGCCAGTCAGTAGAATATGGATTCCACTTACTGAACTTAACACGATATTCCATGCCGTGTTCTTCTGTTAAATATTGAGGTGTACCGCCATCCAAGTTGAGAATGTATGGGTCTTCCATAAGGAGACAGATACCTTTCTTTTCATCTGTTTCAGAATCAAAGATTTCTTTCAACTCAGTAATAATGCGATCACCAGTCTTTAGAGTGACTACTGATACTGCCATGGTGATATTGTTTTACGCTTTAGTTTACCATCAAAAAAGGGGACCGTCAAGTCCCCTTCGATTGTATTTAGAACCATTTCTTTCGCTTCTGTTTCTCTGGTAAGTTTTTGATGAGAGTAATTGTTAGTAATCCATCTTCAAATTTTACATCTTCAATTTCCACATCATCTCCCATTTGCCAGTTGCGTGAGAATGTTCTATATGAAATTCCTTTATGTTGATATTTCCTTTCCTTATCTGGTGGTGATTTACGAGCAGATACTGTTAAGACATTTCGTTCCGTCTCGACTTCAATATCTCCTCCTGAAAATCCAGCAAGAGCGACTTCCAGTAATGTTCTACCACTACCTCCATCGACAACATTGTAAGGTGGGTAATTTGATCCACCTCCTGCGAGAGCTTCAAGTCTGCTGAATGTTTCATTGAATCCGATTGAATAAGGGGTATATGTTTCCCAAGTAATATTAGTCATGTCCTTTAATAAGCGACTGTGTACGATAGGACCCCGAAGGCATCCTGGCGTGAAAGTGGGACGGTGAACCGCCCCTCATCCTCTCACAGTAATACTTATAAAGGAAACAGAAAACTATCAGGTGGTGAGAACCGTTACTATGATTACGGTTTACTCGACTGCAGTCTTCTTACGACCGATGTTGTACTTAGATTCCAGTGTCCATTCCCCCTTCTCTTTGAAGGAAAGAACTTTAATCTGGTTTAATGGAGCAAGGTCTGCAATCTTTTCTTGACTCAATGCATCAATAGTTACAAGACCCCAGTCTACCAACAACTGAATAATTCTATTACGACGCTGCACATCATTCAAAGAAAGATTTGTTCTCTTTCCATCTAGAGCAAACAACTCTTTAAAATGTACAATAAAATACTTGCCCTGTTTATGAAGAATGTGACAGGACTGATAAATTTTCTTTTCTTTTCTAGAAGCAACACCAATACGAGTGAGCGTTTCTCTCACCTTGAGGAAGTCATCGGGTTCACGAAGGACTACCTCTACCATATCAGTTTGTTTCCACTGGATCTCAGTATCAACGCTCATGTTTTCCACCTTTGCTCAATGCTTTCTTAATAGTATCTAGTTGATCCTTGGTGAGAATCCTGAGCGCCTGTAGAGCTTTATCGTCATTATAACCATAATACTCTTTAACCAAGTCAAGATAATCAATAGAATCTTTTCGTGCCCAAGGAGAGAATCTCTTCCTGGGTTTCACACTATTTAGCAAAAAGTCATATTGCATCTTCTTAGGAAGATCTGGATACTTGTTCATCTCATTGGCATACAAGATAGTATCCGTAAAAGAGCTGAGGCACCTGTTAATAATGTAAGGAGGATAACCTCGCTCAGCATCAGTATCACCATCAAGAATATTTCTTTTAGATTGATTGATGCTGTACAGGTAGTCTTTCAGTTGGTATGTCATTCCAGTGTCTAATCACTCCACTAATAATAAAAATGTTGGTAACCAAGTAAGAAATAAAAATAAGGGTGCGTATGCCAGCAATAGTATCAGCCTCTCTGTCTGTCTTTCCATACTTCTCACCTAGTGCTTTTGCCCATATTCTCCACATTACTTAAACACCGCAGTAACGCTAACAACCTTAGCGCCAGGGTTGCGGGCAAGAGCAACCTTCCTGGCATCTTGATAGTCACGGGCAATCATCTCTTCCTTGAAGACGGTGCCTGCTTTATAGAGAGTCACTTCACACTTCATAGTTCAGAATGACGAGTTCTTTGCGTTTTGCTTGATCTGTATTATAGGTCCCCACAGAACGCATGGTGTAAGTGTGTGCAAATTCTGCTAGTGTCCACCCTTGGAATCTCTCTTTGATAAGTTGAGACGAATTATAAGATATGAGTTGAGGACCAACAAAGCGATCACAACAGGCAGCAAAATCATCGTGGTCGAATGATTTGTGCATATCACCTTTCCTTCCGTATAAGTGAGATCCAATATCGTAGGGTGGGTCGAGGTAAGTGAAGACCTGCTTGTTATCGCAAAAGAGTTGTTCATAACTTCCGTTAGTAATTTTCCAGTTTTGAATTAGTTCTGAGTATCCTGGCAGTTTGTGGATTCCACGCATTGAGAAGTTGGAATCACTTGCTTGCTTGGAGAAAGAAGAAGTTGCACTGAGGCCACTGAAAGAACACTTATTGACAACATAAAAACTAACGGCTGTCTGTATAGGATCACGCTCTCCCTCATCCAGTTCAAGGTATTCCTTAGACTCGATAAAGAGATCTTTGGCAGACATGGGGTTAGGGTGCCTTTGTTTAAGGTATTCAAGTTTTTGCGTAATTTCATAACCATGGTCCTGTAAACATTTCCAGAAAGTAGATAGTGGTTCGTATAGATCGTTGACCCAAACATCCAAGTGTGGGTACATCTTAGTGACATACAATGCTACCGAACCACCGCCCAGAAAAGGTTCACGGAACTCAGTGTAATCAGATAGATCAGGAAAAAATTGAGCGAGTTTAACTGTCGCTCTACTTTTACCGCCTGGGTAACGAAGAGGAGTTTTCAGGGACTTCATAGTCTGGATCATTGTATTTAAGGTATTCCCAAAAGGTCATTTTCAATTCCTTCTGCGTCATGCCACAATGGGCAGCGGCAGCAGGTAGATTCATTGTAGCACGAAATAGTGCTTCATGTGCTTCTTTTACATTTTCTGGAGTTGTTTTTACTCTTGATGTATGCCCATTGCCTGGCAGGTTCGTCTTTAAGTCTTTCATGCATTTCCTCCATGCGTAGAATTCTAGGATCTTTCTCAAGGAACTTTAGGATTGTCACGCTTCAAATACTCCATTGCTCGTTCTAGTCCTTCCATTGTATCACCTAACTGACCAATGCCAGTGTTGCAACCACCACAAATCCACCCACGGAATTCCATAGTTTCATGATCGTGATCGAGCCACAGTTTTCTATCTGTGGCACCACAACATGCACATGGAGTTCCAATAGGTGGTCTAGTAAGTCGCATTTCTTTCATAAGTCTCAGGGCAATGCCAGAGTCTTTCTTTCCTCCTCTCTTTCTGCAATCCTTACAGAAGTTATGGAGTCCATCTCTGGTGCCTGGTTTCTTATGATAATGTGTTAGTGGATGTTCTACTCCACAGCAATCGCAAACCTTCCTGTCGAGCACAATGGTTGACTCAACTCCAGGAATAAAATTGTAAACTGTCATGTCTCATGCTCCCGTATTCTCTACGAAGGAGCGCATTTCTTCTGCTACAGCGTGAATCTGCTCTGCTGTAGGGTATTCTGGATATGGTCCTGGGTCTTGCCCTGCTTCTTTCAACTCGGACCATCGAGAGACATTATGTGAAAGTTGATATTCTAATCGTTCTTGCGCCTTTTGCAAAAATTCCCAGCGCATTTCATACGGGTTCATCGCCATTGTTTTTCCTCCTTGAGGTGTGTTTTGTGTTCGCTCCACTGTTGTGAAGTCGTGTTCTATTTATAAGAGTTACTTGAATTCGCAACTCATCATGATCTCAGTCAGACATGCAAGCATGTTAACTTCCTGATCAGGGACAATCTGAATGTCACGCATATACTTTGCAATGATAAGAACTGCCTCAGGAATAGAAGCAGGTTTCATAACACCATAGATGCTGTCATAGATCTTACGCATGACCATACTAGGATCATTGTCCATATGCTGGACAACCCAGTTCTTGACATTAGTAAACTCTTTCTTCTTCAAAGAAGACAACAGAGTGTCAAGATTAACATCAGCAACATCAACCAATATGGCAGAGTTGATACTACCTGTAGCAGCATAACGCTGGCACTCGTTAATAAGAC